GTAATCGAGTTTTTGTGTTTGGGTAATGACAAAATCCAACTGCCTCTTTACGAGAGATTCTCTCTCCTCCTTGTCCAGATATATATAATTCCCATATACATTGATTCGTTTCTGTCCTAGCCCATAACCTGTGAGACTTGTTTCATCGAAATTGATCCTCACCTCAACCTGATGATGTGCGAGTGATACAAGTGGTAAAAATGCCCCGTGATCACAAAAGAAAAAATGAAGAGGTTGAAAGTTTCGGTTTGACGTACTTGTTTTGTTTGTGAGTTCGTCTTGCTTTGTCCAGGTCTCGGCAAGATAGTTTGGCCAGATGTCCGCATAGTAATCATAATGCTGAGAGTCTATTTTTTGTCCACCTATATATAGGTCTATTGTTGAATTGTATAGGAGATTTGAAGAAACATTGGAATTCCTTTCGAGACCCTCAAACCAGAGACAATTTACAAGATCTCCTAAAACTGGTACGGTAAAAACTGGGTCTTTATCGGTAACCGTTTTAATCAGTTTTGGAGCCTGTGAAAAATTCGTATGTCTTGTAAATTTCATACGAAAGAAAGAATGACCCTCTTCACTGTTTATATACATATCTTGTGCACCCTTTGAGACGAGTTGAATCAATGCACCAGACATTTAATTAGTGTTTAGATTATAAAAACAGAGGCTTTCCCTGAGGGAAGTCTTTCTTATCTTCCTCGGAAACTTTACCGTGAATTTTAAACCCACCTTGGCGATACACTTTCATTCTCTTGTAAAACATAGCTGTGAAGAGTGACCAGGGATCATGAATATCATAAATATGCGGATTATTCTTCTTACCCTTAGTTTCTCTCATTATACGACCTATACTCTGTGTTATATCGGATTTGGGTGAAGCCAATATAACTGTATCTAGAGTTGGTATATCCAATCCTTCATGAGCTTGTGAGAAAGTTGCAAATATGATCTTCTTCTTGGAAGAAGCCTGGAGGTCCGCTTCCTTCATTCCACCCATGTAGAGACCCGAGTTTTTGGGAAAACATTGATGGAGCATTTCACAGTGTAGGCGTCTGTCACTGAGAACAAGAAGCTGTCTTGTACCGGCTGAAGCCCTCTTGATCAATTCCACAAGCATCTGATTTCTTTTTCTATCTTCTACAATTTCCGTAATCATATTTGGCATGGATACTTTACCAAATCTTGTTGAGGGCGGTGGGTTCCTATAATTGAATGATTCGTATGTAATGTTAAATACTTCAACCTGACCCTGATTCTTCCTTTCAACGGCAAAGAATGTGGGACCCATGAACCAATGGAGAACCTTTGTGAGACCATCCTTTCTTTCCGGTGTTGCTGAAAGTCCAAAGATGTGCCTGGGACACATTTTGAAAAGAGATTGACTGAACACCTTAGCACATATATGATGGGCTTCATCAACTATGAGGGTTCCTATAGAATCAAAATCACTAAATGAGTATTCCTTGAGAGAGAGTGATTGAAGCATAGCTATTACAAAGTCACAGTCAACCTCCTTTTTGTCTTGTTGAACAATACCTATTGTGGCACCCGGACAAAACTGTTGAATTCGCTCCTTCCACTGATCCGCCAGGAATTGTTTATGAACCACAATCATCGTGCGATATCCCAATTTACAGGCTATTGCCAGGGACACAGTGGTTTTGCCATACCCACATGGGAGTGAGAGAACTCCGTGACCAGCCTTAATGGCTGCAGCGAGGGCCTCATTCTGATGAGTTGCATCTCTTAACTGTCCAACAAATTTGGCTGTAGACCTTGCTGGTTCAGGGCGCCGGTCCTCTCGCGGCTTTCCAACTCGATCAACTCCGTAGAATCTTGGAACGCACACTCCATTCTTAGCCGTTCGGAAAACCTTAAAAGGCGGAGGAGGAAATCCATAATCGCCATTGACTATGGGTCTTACCGTAAGTTCCTTTTTAATTTCAGTCACTGGTACGCCGGTAATGAGATATCCAGTTCGCGTCAGCATTTGATATATTAAAGAATAGTAACTTTATATAAGTATAAAAATGGATCAAAGTGCCCCTAATCAGATTGATGTTGAGGAGAACGTCAAACAGCTCGAGCGCGCGGTTGAGGAAGGTTACCAAGAACTTTATCGTCTTCAGGGTATGCTTCGCGTATTTGGAAGTTTAAAAGAATTGGGATTCACCAAGATTGATATCCCCAAGAAAAGGGAAGAAGAAGATGTTAGTGATGCGAAGAAGTAATTGATGTAATCTTCCAACTATAACCGCTATAATTTCCGGTGTTCCAAACACCCATGAATTCTATATCAACTTCAACTTCACACCCCTTTATAAGAGACTGAACAGGTTGTCCTCGGACATCGCACATCACTCTCCTATAACGGAATGGAACTTTTACGGTAAGGACATTACCATCGAGGGGGTTATCAACGTGAGAATTTTTAATAAATCTGGATTTGTTTATATGACTTCTTCGGACAACTTCAATATAATTTTCAGGAATGACCAAACGGATATACTTTTTGTCGTTGTGGTCATACATGGGTGTATGTACGGTCGTTAGAAACTTCATTGGTTTCTATTACGATAAATAAGAATTAAAACTATAAGTACCAAGAGAGTAATTGATATCACTTGGGTGAGGAGGAGTGGATTCATTGGTTCCCGTGTTCCAAATACTGTGTGACTGAGAGACCTTGATACCTCCACCGCAGCCTCAATACTTGAGTAGGGTGTGTTGCGAGGTGACATCATACCACACATAGCGACACTTGGACATTCCCCAAAGAAGGGAAGTTGCCCATAGAGGCTGAGAACCCCTGATGATTGGGAAAACTGCCATCGCTCACCATCCCATTCAGCACCCCAACCAATTCGGATTTGCTTGGGGAGAGGGACATCCAACTCCTCAAGGATCCGAACCCTCAACTCTTCGGGTGGTGTTGTGAGGATTTCCTCTGTGAGATCACATATAACACACGAGACTGTATGACCATCTGCGAGAACAACGGGTTGGAGGTTCAGCCTCGTCGTAGCTGCAATCTTTAGATCGTCGGCCAACTCCACAGGTTCATCAAAATCAAAGAGGACATTTATACATCCATATGTACTCTCCCTCACCTTTTTCTCGGCATCTGGACCCCAGTTATCTCCAAGGAACTTTAGAGCTGGACTATTATCAAGGCAGAGAAAGAGCATTCCGTCTTCAATTTGTGTTTCATCCCCAAATACAGCTTTAAATCCATTGGGGAGATATTCAACCTCCCTGAGCTCCTTACCGAATTGAAACTCTACACCCACTTTTTCAAGAGCCTCCTGCATTCCGTCTGACATAACTCTACCAGACACCTTTTGGGTATATTGTTTTGAGAGTGCCACATGATCAAAACTTTTGACAAACTCATAGGTTGACATGACATCCCATGTAACACCGTCCATGATGAGAGGAAGATGTTCAAGCACGGCTTGACCACCCTCGGTCATTTCCCCGAGAGCCTCCTTGAGGGATACACTCTTGTACTTTTGTGGTTGAGCGAGAACCCTCGTGGCGAGGGATGTGAGTGCGCCATAATCCTTCAACTTTAGGGAATCCAAAATAAAACTATAGAGATCCTTCTCAGCTGGTTCAAAAATGTCATTCCAATTGATCCCCATTTCACCAAATAGACTTTGGGTATTGACAAACGCTTTATCAAAAACTATTCTATGTGCGTGAAGATCTCTTGGTCCCTCCTCGGGTTCCCACCAAGAACCACCCGCAGAGGTCTTTCTATCGTAGATTGTAATATCATGGTTCCCTGATCTGAGTATTTCCCACGCGAGGGACATGCCTGTTGGACCGGCTCCAATAATGTGAATCTTCATTCTACTTTTAGTTGATATATTTTTTAGATCAATCCTGTCTCTTCACGTTCTTCTGGTGTCTTAAGGGCGTACATCACACCCAAGAAAATCACAGTGGAAATGAGAGCATACTCAATATCTTGAGTAGCACTCAAAGCGATCATCATGACAGAGATGAAACGGAAAGTTTTGTTGTTGAAAGCGGACTTAAGATTTTTTGGAATTTTGATAGCATTACCCGAAAATAGACCTTGATACAAGATTATCAAAGTGAAGACAACGGGCTGAGCCTTGATAAGAGATTCTGTTGGGTTACTGAGTGGTCCGAGGAAACTGGAGAACTTTTTCATTTACAATAAAACAAGATAAATTTTCCTTGTGGTATAGTAAGATGCGATGTTTCGCATGACTCATCATAAACCACTAAAACCACCCCCATCACAGAAGGTCAAAACCTGGAAATTTGCAGCCAAATTCATATGGAAAAGTAGAACTGTAAAGGATAAGACTGAGCTTGGGTCGTGGACAAGGGACGAACTCCTGGAACTTGGTCCAACTTTCGTAAAACTGGGGCAGATTGCCTCAACGAGAGCAGATCTATACCCTCCCGAGTTTACAAGAGAGTTGGAATCACTCCAAGACAATGTACCTCCAGTGGAATATGATGTTGTACAAAATGTTGTAAATTTAGATTATTTTAATGATTTTGAACCAATACCATTCAAGTCCGCAAGCATTGGACAGGTTCACAGAGCAACTTTAAAAAATGGAAAAGATGTTATTGTCAAAGTTAAAAGACCGGATATTTACGAGACTATGAAGGAAGATACAGATAATGTCCGTGAGATTGTACGTTTTTTGGAAAGATTGGGGATTGAAACTGGGAATAGCTCAGAGTTTGTACTCAACGAATCCATCGAGTATCTTTTGGGAGAAACCAATTATCAACGAGAAATTGAGAACGCCGTGCGTTTTCGAAAGAATATGAAAGATGTAAAGTGGATAAAGGTACCAAAAGTATACAAGAAATTGTGTACGGATGATATTATCGTAATGGAGTATGTTGAATCCGAAAAACTCACGGAACTCGCAGATCCAAATGTAAATAGAAAGAAGATCTGTGAAGCTCTCATCAATTCCTATGTGATCCAAACGATGGACAAAGGC